TAATACTATTTTTTATAGTTATTTATTATGTCGCATACAAAAGACCGGCATTACCACCAACAAATATTACCATATTTACTCTCTCTTCCATCAAATACATATTAAAATTGTAATCGTAAATTCTCCAGGTTGGCTTATTAATACCTACAATATCGCCCGTATTAGGATTACAAATGGTTAATACCTGAGCATATGGATCTACTGGCGGAGTTATTGTTGTAAACTCAAACTGTATATTTGTAAATCTGCTCATATTCATTGCTCCGGAAGGTTGTATTGTAAAAGGGTTTGTATCTAAACAAAAATTATAACAAAGTAACCCAGGTGGAGCAAAACCAGCAGTTCTAACGTATTTTTCAATAAAATTATAAACACCTGCTGGTAATATATTTTCTCTATATTGTCCATCTAAAAGAATTCCTAATGCGGTCAAAATATGTTTTATATTTTGTGGATTATACGCTCCAGTAGTGTAAAGACCACTTAATGTTCCATCTGGATTCAACCCGGGTCCGATAAGTAGTGAAGGTGGCGGACCTGAAGAATTTGGATTTGGATAATCTCCTGCAGTTGAAGCAGGCGCTACATCCTGAGGCATATAATCATACGGCCAATTAGTATAGTTAGACCATTGATTGCGTAAATTAACATCACTTCTTTGAAAATAAAACATCCAACTAATAACCATGCCGATTGAATCCAAATCAACTTTGTTAGGTCCAGTTACATTGTAATATGGTTTTTCGTATATTTGTTTAATCAAATATTTCTGTTCATTTTTAGCAAATATCTCAGATTCATCATTCGAGAGAAAACAATAAGTACAATTTAAATTTATATCTGCGTTCCAGTTTGTTCTAGTATCTAGATAAGAATTAGTCCCGAGTTCTTGATCTGGTGGTGTTTGGAGAAATCTATAAAACTGCATATAATATTGATTAAAGTTTGGCGCAACAACCGGAAAGTTATTTGTGTAATCCATTACATCACGAATAGTAAACCATTCGTTTATTGGTCTAAATGATACACTAATTTGTAACTCGTTGTATTGAAGTGCGACTAATGGAAATGCTTGTGTTGAAACTAAATTAAACCAGGCGCCTAGAGGAATAAGTAAATTTCTGCCATCTATAGAAGGCTGAGCACCTGCTGGGTTAGGTGCCGTCTCATTAGGTGGTGGCATACCTTGAAAAAAAGCATTTGGGTACGCATTTACACGAGAACCCGCATTTGCTGGATCATTTAATTCAGGAACATTACCTATCATTTCATTGAATAATTCTAATTTTTTTTGAGAAAAGTCTCTTTGTGCCGAAGCTAAAATATATTGTCCTGAATATTCTTGTAATTTTTGATTACCACATGTTATTGTTATACGGCTAATAATTTGAGCACCAATATCTTTTATCCATTGAAATTCATATGGAGCCCAATCGGTATATACTACAGAACCATCTGACTGAGTTACAGCTTGTGGAGGGAAAATAGGACTCCAAATAGTTGGTAAATTGATTGAAATATAACAATCCATAAGTAAGTCAGCGAACCTACGAATTTTAAAATTAAATGTAGTTTCAGATGTTAAACTAAGTGAAGGGGTTCCATCAAAATCTAGGCGAAATTTTTGTAAACCATAATTAGTATATTTTTTATATGCAGCCTTCCAGAAAGTCTTGCTAGGGTTACCGTTTAGTATTAAATTCTGATTTCCAATTGATACAAGATTCATTAAGCCTCCAGCCATGTTATTATGTATATAATATTATTATTTTTAATTCTTAATTTTATCATAATATAATTTAATTATTTCTAATAATTCTTTATTTTCTTCATTTTCAATTCTTTTTATTTGATTTTCAATTTCTTCTTTTAAAAAAGGCAAACGAGTATATAGCATTGGGTTAACTGATTTATCATTTTTATCCTTAAATTTATCAGGATTAAAACGAATATAAATAAATTTTCCACCATGTAACATAAATAAATCATCATAACGTATTTCTTCATCAGTTTCTTTATAACTCTTATGTTGATTCTCATCTGTTTCAATACATAATAGTGTGTTACCAATTAATTTTCTATGGTCAATCCTTCTTCTATGTGTACAGTCGCAATTACCTGTCCATAATGGTTTGTCATGTTGAAATCCTTCAAAATTTAAATTAATAAAATCACGAACAGCTATTTCTTTTGTTTTGGAACGAATTTGAAGAGTTAAGGGATCACTTGGAAACAAATGTTGATAACAAGAAGAACAATAACCTTTATATTTAGGGTTTCCTCTTGTTCCTAAACAAAAATTACCTTTACACTTTTTATTTCGGTTTAAAATGTCAATCATTTCATCTAATTTATGTTTTATACAATATAATGGTTTAATTTCATTTTCATAGTTAAAAGATGGGTTGCTTATACAACCATTATAATTACATTTTTTAGATGATACGTCAATCATATTCACTAATTTATGGGATACACAATACAAAGGATTAATTACATTTTCATAATTATATGAAGGTCTAATTTTACAATTTATGTAAGCACATTTTTTATTACAAATATCAACCATATTATCTAATTTATGATTAATACAATATAATATGGTTTTTTCATTTTCATAATTATATGAAGGTCTAATTTTACAATTTATGTAAGCACATTGTTTATGTTTTACATCTATCATTCCATCCTGTTTATGTTCTGAACAATAAATACCATTTTTTTCATTTTCATAATTATAATTTGGATTTTTTTCACAACCTTCATAAACGCATTTTTTATTTTTTATATTAACCATATCATCTAATTTATGTAAATTACAATATAACGGTTTATTTTCATTTTTGTAATTAAAACAAGGATAAATATTACATCCTTTATAAATACATTTTTTACTAGAAACGTCAATCATATTAGGTTTTTTATGAGAGCTACAATATTTTTTTGTTTCACCACAATAATTGTAAGAAGGACTTTTATTACAGTTGCCTTCTTTACATAAACTATTAACTAATTTATAATCTTCTTTATGTTCATTACATCTAATTGGCTTACAAAATGATTCGCCATAGCTAGCCTGTTTACGGCATGTTTCAAATTCGCAAAGTTTGGGCATTATAATATATTAAAAGATTATATTTAAGTTATTTATCCTCACTTTTAATTTAAGAGATAAAATTTCCTAATATATATTTTCTCAAAACTTTATAAACAAAATATAAAATAGTATATTATATTAGTAATATGTCAAGCCAACCAAATGATTATTTAAGCAAATTAAAAGGACTTGATGAAGATTTCCAGTCATATATGATAATGGCACTTATTTTTATTATTTTAATAATTTTTATTGGATATATGATTTACCTTAGTAAATTAGAAAGTCGAGAATGTGATTATATGAATAATTTATATTCTGCTGTTAATGGTAATATAAGACCTATTACGGACAATGACCCTGAATGTAAATACAACTTATATGATTATTATATTAAAACAGCATTTAATGCTTGTTCAGGAGGAAGTTATAAAAATGATTTTGTAAATATTTGTAATTTAAAAGCAGTTATAAAAGAAGGTGTACGATGTTTAGACTTTGAAATTTATTCAGTGAATGGACAACCAGTTGTTGCTACAAGTACATCTGATGATTATTATGTTAAGGAAACATTTAATTCTGTAAATTTTGGAAGTGTAATGGATACTATAAATAATTACGCTTTTGCTGGAGGAACATGTCCTAATTCTACTGATCCGATTTTAATCCATTTAAGAATTAAAAGTAATCACCAAGATATGTATACAAAATTAGCTGATATATTTAAATCATACGACAACATAATGCTTGGTAAAGACTATAGTTTTGAAAATTCAGGAAAAAATTTAGGAAGCACTCCTTTATTAAATTTTAAAAACAAAGTTATTTTAATTGTTGACAGAAGTAATAATGCGTTTTTAGAAAACAAACAATTTCTTGAATATGTAAATCTAACTAGTAATTCAGTATTTATGAGAGGGTATGATTATTATGGTATAAAAAACAATCCAGATACTCAAGAATTAACAGAATATAACAAAAGAGGTATGACAATTGTATTTCCTGATAACGGAGTAAATCCGGTAAATCCAAGCGCTTCATTATGTAGAGCATATGGTTGTCAAATGGTTGCTATGCGTTATCAATTCGTAGATAATTTGCTAATGGAAAATGCTCTATTTTTTGATAGATCTGGTTATGCTTTTTCATTGAAACCAGAAGAACTAAGATATATCCCTGTTACCATTCCTGAACCAACACCCCAAAACCCAGAATATTCTTATTCTACACGCGAAGCAAGTACGGATTTTTATAGTTTTAAATTTTAAAATAAGCAAATTTTATAATAGCAAAGTAAACTAATATTGTTGGTTATTTTTATATCACCATTATCAAGTAGTTTGTATTTATTAAATACAAATGTTTTAATATCATATACAAAATTTTAATTTTATATAATAATTAATTCTAATTAATATATAAGAAAGTATGAAATCGAAAAATGTTTGTAAAGATTTAACATTTGATGATTGTGAATTAGCAATATTAAGAATGGCAGTTGATAAAGCCGAAGAAAAAATAGCAAAACGTGTTGTAAATTCAGAAGATATCAAAAATATTATTAAAATAGTCGAAGACTTTATTAAACAAAAAAAATTAATTTGTTATGGAGGAACCGCAATTAATAATATATTACCAACTGAAGACCAATTTTATAACAAAGAATTGGAAGTGCCTGACTATGATTTTTTTACTATGAATGCTTTAGACGATGCGAAGGAATTAGCAGATATATATTACAAAAAAGGTTTTACAGATGTAGAAGCAAAAGCTGGACAACATCATGGAACATATAAGGTTTTTGTAAATTATATTCCAGTAGCTGATATAACTCTTTTACCAAAACCAATATATAATGCTCTAAAAAATGATTCTATAAGAGTAGGTGGGATTTTATATACTCCTCCTAATTATTTAAGAATGTCCATGTATTTAGAATTATCAAGACCGGCTGGAGATACAAGTAGATGGGAAAAGGTAATGAAACGTTTAGCAGTTTTAAACAAACACTACCCAATTACAGATATAAATTGTAATGATGTAGAGTTTCAAAGAGACATGGAAAACAAAACACAAGAAGATGAAATTTATGATAATGTCCGAGATACTCTTGTAAATCAAGGCGTAGTATTTTTTGGTGGGTATGCTATTTCATTATATTCTCAGTATATGCCAAAAAATCTTCAACATAAATTGGAGAGAATAGCAGACTTTGATGTATTATCAAATGATCCAGAAACAACAGCACAAATAGTAAAAGAACGTTTAAAAGATATTAATATTAAAAATGTTAAAATAATTAAAAGACAACCAGTTGGAGAAGTAATACCTGAACATTATGAAGTTACAATTGGAAAAGATACGGTTGTTATTATTTACAAACCAATCGCTTGTCACAGTTATAATATTCTGAATATTAAAGGACAGAAAGTAAAAATCGCAACAATTGATACTATGTTGAGTTTTTATTTAGCATTTTTATATGCTGATAGACCATATTATAACAAATTCTTAGAGAGAATAATGTGTATGTCAAAATTTCTTTTTGACGTTCAGCAAAAAAATAGGTTACAACAAAAAGGTTTGCTTAGACGGTTTAGTATTACGTGTTATGGTCATCAAGAATCAATTGAAGAAATTCGTGCACATAAAGCAGAAAAATATAGAGAAATTAAACAAAAAGGTGACAAAAAAGAAATGGAAGAATGGTTTTTAAATTACAAACCTGATGATAATAAAAATAGAAAAATAGAAAAGGTAAAAAATAAAAGTAAAAAGATAAAACGAAAAACAATAAATAAGAAATATAAAAAGGCTCTATCTATTTATGGTGGAAAAACACGCAAACATTATTCGCGATAACAAACATCGCCATAGCATTTATCTAACTTATCTTGAAAGGTAACTTTTTTCTCTCTGTTTACGTAATATTTGTAAATAAAAAATAATATTACAGCAACAACGATAGCAATAGCAATATAGATATAATTTAAATAATCTTTGGTGGTAACAGAAGAAATAACCTCATTAATATCGGGTATATCACCTAATGCAAAGTCTGAAGAAGAAATAGCAATATTTTCCATATCTGTCATATTTATAAATAATATTAATGCTAAATAATTTAAACTTATAAACAATAATTTTCTAATATTATGATAAAAATATCATATGATATTTTTGATAATATTTTATAAAATACAGTCTCTTTAAATTCATCTGAAACATATTTTTTAACAAATATTAGTAAATGTATTAAATAAATACATATTCTCTCTATTATGGTTTTAATGTAGTTAAAACAAATGCTAGAGTAAGACCATTCATTAACATAACTACACATATGAGTATTGCTCTTCTTTATAAAAAAACTATGTATATCAAGTAATCCATATAGAACTCTATGATAATTCGTTTTTTCATTTTTAACATTTAATAAGTTTCCTAATTTATCTGTTCCAAAAAGGTCTATATATAGGATTTTTTTTTCTCTTTCTGTAAAAACATAAGGATTAATACCATCTATGTACTTATTTTCATATAATATATTTCCATCTATTAGATAAGGTATATAACTAGACTTAATAATTGTATTAATTATATCATCAACATTTTTGTAAATTGATTTAACCTGTTTTGTACCCTTTTTTATGTTATTATATGTGATATAAAATCTCCCATTAACTCTTTCACATATATCACTTGGAATGCGTTCAGATAAATGTTTTTTTAATTCTTTAATGATACTAAGATTATATGTTTGCCTAAATTCTTTATTAAATAAATCATATAATTTAGACATTAAATCAAGACTATCAATGAAATATAAAAATCCAGCAATAGACCCGACACTACATCCAGATATTCGTTCTATTTTAATATAATTTCTATTTTCCATTTCTTTTAAAAAATATAAGGCTCCTACATGATAACTTCCGTTAAATATTCCGCCATCTAATACAACATCCATTTTAATTGGTTCATTTACATTTTTAATATCATCTGGTAAATTTTCTATTAATTTAATTACATATTCATTAATCATTTAATTATTATAAAAAAGTATTAACTATTTTATAATAAAACGTATAATAATAATAATAATAATAATAATAATATGTCATTTCTTTCAGACATATTTTTACAAAAGAAGAAAATATACACAATTTTTAGCAGTTGAGGAAAGCCAACCTCATAGAAAAAACTGTTTTTCATAAACAGAATTTTATTCCAGATAAATTTATTTAACCTTTTTATTTTCTATTATGCGCGCCATAAACGCATCAGGAGTTTTATTTGCCACATATATATTAATCAGTTCAGCAGGTGAATATAAAAACTCTTCTACTTTATTTAGGTTTTCCATGTCTATTTCTTTTTCAAATAAATTTAAATATAATTCTGACAAAGTATTGTGACTAGCATTCTTAAGTTCGTGTGTAATGTCAATTCTACCTGGTCTAATTAAAGCTGGGTCTAATTTGTCATAATGATTTGATGTAATAATTAAAATTCTTCCAGGAGTCTCCCTAATTCCATCCCATAAGTTAAGAATATCGTCTAATGTTATAACTTCTTCATTATGTTTTGAATATATTTTTGAACTTCCAGAATCATTTAAATCGCAAATAGTTTGTAAAACATCTCCAATTTTAATGTTATTGCTATCAGTTTTATGTTTTTCTTTATCTCTATCTAATACAATATCACCAATACAATCAATATCTTCAAATACAATAATTTTTTTATCAAAAGATATATCACCTTTTTCATTAGATCCACTGTATCTATTTTCAAAGAAAAAATCAGCTAATTGTCGTTTCGTTTTAATAATTTTAAGAGATAATACTATAATATGCCTATTAGTATAATTAGCTAATGCTTTAATAAATGAAGTTTTACCTGTTCCAGGAGGTCCGTGTAACCCGATACCTAATGAATATGGAATACCCTTTTTATGATACCATTCCTTGTTATGTAAGAAAAAATCTATTTTTGAAATAATTTCTTTTTTACCATCAAAAAATATATTATTAAATGTTCTGGCACTTTCAAAAATATCTTCTCTCCAAAAACCAAATGGTGATTTTTGATCTCCCTCCGTATTTATTCTTTCAAGAGTATAAATAAATTTTTTGTTGAATCTTTTCTCTTTAATTGCTGATAAATAGTTATAAGTTATATTGTCGATATAATTTTTAAGATAACTAAGAGAATATTTATATGAATAAATATAAATAATTATTTTATCAGTGAGTGAACAAGATTTTTCCTTTTCATTACGTTGCTGTTCTTGTTCCACTTCTGTCTTGACAAAAATCCCATCGTCTATTTCAAAACATTTATTTTGAGAAACCATAAAAATATCCAAATTTTGTCTTCTCTTGTCTTCTCCGTCACACGAAGACTGAAAGTTGCTATGTGTTTCTTTAATGATGTGTATAGTGTCGAGTCTATTTATATTACTAATTATGTAGCTCCAAATAGCTTTAAAACGGTCACTATACATTGTAGATGTATTAATAGTATAACTATATGATGATATTACAGAGCTTGTCCTGCCTTCGATAATAACCATATTTTTTTTAGCAGTCCAATTAACAATATCCGTATAAGATAGTTTATATATTAATAAATCTATTCGGTTCTCATAAATATAATTTATGATATACCCAATTGTACTTATAAAAATAGTAGATATAATTGTATCATAAAACATATCACCTGTTTTAAAGTAATTAAAAATATACATTTTTGTGACATCATAATAATTCATATATATTAAATGAAAAAGTGCTTTCATTGTATTGTATTGTATTTAAATCTTTAAACCATTTACATATGGTCTAAATAATATAGGTGTGGTTAAAAGGCACCAAAATAATTAGTTACCTTATTAAGAGTATAAAATAATATACCAAAAAGAATACTAGAAAATAAAAAGCCATTTATATTATAATTACCATCATTTGAAAATAAAGCAGGGAAATAACTAAATAAAACCTTTCTTAAAAATGGCAATTGAAATAAAAAGTAAAGAACGCCAAGTAATAAAGGAGTTTGAATTTCATTATACATATCATCTAATGAATTTTGTTGACGTGAGTTTTTATTGTATTCATCTATCATGTCAGAGGTTTGTTCACAATTTTTAATATAATCAATATGTGTCTGTGGTTGTGGAACATAATTAGGTTGTATTTGAGGATCAGTAGTATGATCAGATGTAGTCATAGGAATATCTCTAGAAGGTAATTGAGTGGCGCCAGAAATACTTGCTTGTTGGAGACTGTTGACTATTTGACTAATAGTTGATTGGTCTAAAGACACTCCTAGCGATGGTTGTCCTGACGGCGGAACTACATTTTCTGTAATAGACATTTTTATATTATTATTAACATTTTCCCCTCCTACAGGATCTGTGGGTAAATCTAAAATACTAGTTGAATCGCTCATAATTATTACAAAGAATGATTTGATTATAATAATTACGCAAACATTTATCTAAATCCAACTGTTTTAAAATTAACATTGCATTTACTCGGTATAGGCGAATATTTAACACATTTTTCTTCGGATTTGTATATTTTATCTTTAATTTTCTCTAAAGGTGGAGCATAAAATAACAAACAATCTTTATCTTTACAAACATTTCTAAAAAGTGAAGCTAATCCAAAACCTAATAATATAGACATTATTATTTTTCCAGTTTCGGTGTGAACAAACTTTTCAAGATGCATTCCCATTAATATATAGTGCGAGTATCTTTTTACTTAATATTTTAAATATAAATAAAATATTAATTATGCTTGAATAGGTATATTAGATATTAATGATATGTCATTTGGACATTCAACAATCTCTTCTTTAAATAAAAAACAATTGTCTGCTTTATCCTTAAATAAAACCTTGTTTACATTTTCAGGACTTGGATAAATATAAATTGTTTTCATTTTTGGACCTAAAATATAAATAAAGAAAGTTCCGATTGCAAAACTAATTAAAAATATTGGTAAAGAAATATAATTTAACAGCATATATATTTTATAATTATATTAAAATACATATCAAATTTTTAAAAATATCCTCTATTAAATCCTGTTTCTTTCGCAACAAGGTTATTCATGGCATGTATTAACATATTATAATTATTAACACCATCTTTGGTAGAAAAAAGTGTTAGATAAGTATTTTTTGTTGAAGTATCTAATTTAGTGTTAAATAAGTCTGAATATATTTGAACACCAAAATCATATTTTCCATTTTCTAATTTATTGGGAGGAATAATTAAATTTTTTGGAGTAATAACGTGACATTCTTTTCCTTTTTGTCTATCGTTTACACATTTAAACATAAAATCTTTCATCCATTCATTTTCTGATATTAAACCATTTTTAAATTTAATTGGTAGTTTATCCCATAATTTATTATATTCAGGTATATTCCATGTAATACCATCTTTCCCCTTGCCATAAATGGGGTTGTCTGGCGGCAATTCGCCTCTACTAGGGTTAGATAGTATTTTAGATTGAGGGTTTTCTTCAGTTTCTTCAGATTCAATAATCATTTTCGGTTTTTTAGAATCATAACCAATAACAAAATCAACTACACTATTTTGAAAACTAGAAAATAATAGACTAGAAATACTATATTTATTTTGTATTAAATTACATGTATTAGTATCTTCATTATGCCAAACAAAACTTTCGTTATATTTTAAATTTTTAATAGTAAATAATGTTGGCATTAATGTTGTATCATATATTTGAATAGCGTCCGATATGAAAGATTTATTTCCAGTTTCGTGACTTTTTTTAATACATTCTTTTATTTGATTAATTAAAATATATGAATTAGTAATAGCTTCTTCAAGTTCTCTCTTTTTATCTTCATTATCAACAATATTATTATATTTAGTAAGATATTCCTCATAGAGTGAAGTATATGAAGAAATGGTTTCTTTTGAATAATCAAATTTTTCTAAAGCCTCTTTGGTATTTAAATATCCAAACAACAATTTATTTTTATTATCAATTATTTCATTTTTAAGTTCTTTAATTTCGTTTTCCATATTTTTGAAAATATCTGTAAATGTTTCAGTTTTACCACATCTAATTTTAATTTTAAAATGACAAGGATTTGAAATGATACCACAAGTAGCATTGTATTCTCTATAAGATTCCATTTTATCGTCTTCGTGATAAAACAATACTTTAAATATTGAACCGCCTGGTCTTTTACAATTAATACATTTGGGCTTAAGTTTCATAAATTCGCTTCTTTTCTCTCTATCACTAAGTGTTGGATTGTTAATAATTTTCTTTTTATGTGCGGCAATCTCTGCTTCGTATTTTTGTTTAAGTTTAAAATATTCGTTTAATGATTCCTTTACATCATATACAGTTTTTAAAGATTTATCCATTTATATATTATATTTAATAAATTATTTACATTATTTAATTTAATATTAGTATTATTTTTTTGAATGAATAATATCATATTCACTTTCCCAATCCGGTAATCCTGTTATTAATTCTTGATGAGCAATACGTTTAGCTTGTTGAAAGTTTTGAATTTTAGAGAGAATATATTGTTGTTTTTCTTTATTTTTTTTTTCTAACTCAACTGGTGATAATTTACCCTTGTATTTATAAAGTAAAATTAATCCTAAAACAAGCAAGAAACCTATAAATAATCCAATATTGAATATCATATTATGAAAATTATCTCTAACAACGTGACACTGTTTTAGAGTTTGATGTAGAAAATACTTAACTCCTGGTTCAGTAAGTATTGGTTTAGGTGAAGGGTCAAATCCAGTGAAATCCATAATAATTAATGTTAAAATTATAAAATAAATTATACATATTATCTATATGGCAAATTCTTATTTAAATATTGTAACATTTTTATTAACAACATTATTTTATTATTTGGCAATAAAACCTAGTTATACTTATGAAATATCAATTGATCCTACTAAACAAAAGGAATACAAAAGCAATAGTTATATGTATTTAGCTATTTATTTTCTATTAGTTATGGTTATTCAATTTATGGTAAATGCTTCTATAATTTCATCAACATGTGGAGGAAGTATAACAGAAAATATAGGTGCTGCTGGTGTATTAACATTTTTACCGTGGATTTTAATTTTTGGCGTTGTAATTGTAATACTTACGGTGTATCCTGGGTTTAAAAGTGCTTTTTCAGATGTTATTGGATATTTTTGGGTGTATAGTTCAGCGAATAAAGTAATAACAGAATTATTAGTTGACCCTAAAATTCAAAAGAAAATGAATGAAGATAATACATTAACACCCCAACAAAAAGAAAATATGATGACAGCAGCGGATACTATTATTAAAATTTGCGGAAATACATCTGTATTAATTAATCAAATAGTTCCTACTAATTTCCAATCATACTGGAATATATTAACTCCTTTATTAAAACCTAAATATCAAACTGAGAATCCAGAAACAGAAAAAATTAGAAATGAGTTATTTGAAATTGTTGTAACAAGAGATAATGTTGGAGAATCAATGTGGTACATGTATACTGGATTATTACTAACAGCGCTTGTTCAACTTAAAATAACAACAAGAGGATGTATCTCAAATCCTAAAACTATGGAAGAAAATTATAAAAAATTCCAAGAATCACAACAAAAAGCTAAGGAACAAAAAGAATTAGCAACAAGTACAACTTATACTCTTACAGCTTAAAATAAAAAATAATTTAAATAATAAATTTTATTTATTTATTTATTTATATAAATTATAAATGATTGAAGATTGGGAAGATTGGGACGGCGGCGATATAGTTATTCCAGTTTTACATGTTCCTACTAAAGAACAAATTAAACAATTGGAAGAGAAAAAATTAATGGAAGAAACAGAAATTGTTATGATGAAGGAATTGTTTGATGATGATAATAACATTAATAATAACATTAATAATAACATTATTAATAATAACATTAATAATAACATTAATAATAACATTATTAATAATAACAAAGGAATTGAAAGTAAACCAAAAATAAGTAAACAAAAGGAAAATGAATTAAAACAAAGAGAACTATCTATAAAATTAAAATTAAAAAAAGAACAAGAGAGAAAGCATTTAGAAATATTTGGTAAAATTATAATTGATGAATATGATAAGTTTGACAAATTTGATGATTATATATAAATATATTTAAAGATTATTAATAATATTTATAAAATGAACGAAGAAGCAAAGGAAGCTTTATTGTTAAAGTACAAAGATATATTAGATAACTCTGATACTGACGATCCTCTTAGAAAATGTGGCGAATGGGCTGCAAAGGGACAAAATTCTAAAGATATATTATTAATATTCTTATCAACAGTATATCACGATTTTGTTATTGAATTTATGCCATATATAAAATTTATTTTATATTTTAAAGAAAATAATTGGTACAAATATAATACTAAAAATTCTTATCCAATTAAATCAAATTTAGCAACTGTTATGAATAATTATGACTTATTCAAATTAATTAAACGACGTTTAATTGCTAGTGAAAAGCGCGAGGCAATATCATTTATCAGAACACTTAATAAATTTCAAGACTGGATTACAGATGAAGAAGAACGTAACGAATTTTTTTTAAATCACATAAAGTTATATAATAATTCATTGAATATTTTAAAAGATTTAAAAATAGAATCAGAACTTTATCAATCATTAAAAATATTGATGGAACAACTTTTTATAATTAAGGACGAACATTATCAAAATTAAAATATTTTAGAACTTGAAAGATAGACCAATACAGCTAAATAGCATAAAATTCCTAAAACAATTGACAACAACCAAATAGGTAATATAGTTTTATTTTTATATCCAACCCCGAAATGACGAATACTTCCATCTTTATTATAAAAACATACTGGTTTCATCATTTGAATTGAACCAAAAATAAATAAAAATAGAATTATAGCAGCTAAAGGGGTATTTTCTCTAACACGATTTTTAAACATCTTATATATATGTTATTTTAAAAAAAGTAGCATAAAAGCTAAATAACTTTTAATATTTTATTTATTACCAAAATATTAAATTTTTAAATATTTATGCGTCATCCCAATCAACCAATTCGTCGCCATATCCACTAGTCTCTAAACTAGTATAATGATTTCCATCAGTATAATCTTCTGTTATATCACGCATATCATATGCTTCATCATCAATTTGATTATCAAGTTCTTGTTGTTCCATGTATTCATCAATTAATATATCAATATTTTCATCATTTGCGTCAGGATTAGATTGTCTAATTTTTTTCTCTGCTTTAACCATTTCATCTCTAAGGTCTCCTTCTTTTTCATAATATTCTTTATCATACATTGTAAGACCCTTTTGCATTCCAACACTATATTTACCCAATTTATTAATTTTAAGAATAGTATCAGCGTCTCTTAACTCATCTGACATTCCTTTAAGTGTATCTGTAACCATATCTTTCTCTCTTTCACGTAATTTAAAGACTCTATCTTGTATCTCTTCATACGATATATCAACAGTATCTTTTTGATTATTCAATATATCTACAAAGGCAATTAATAACTCGGCTGTTTTTTGTCTTAATTCTTTTTTATTACCAGTTAACAATGTAACGTCTTTTTGACTTCTAGACGTCATAGCTAAGTCAGCCCTAGTTTCAGTTTCTTCAAGATATTCAACTGCAAAAATATCATAAACCTCAGCTTCCTTTCTAATTTCAGTAACAATCATTTCTTCTTCATCACTCAATTCAATATAGTTAAGTAAAACGCGAAGTAAATAATATTCAAATAAAAATCTGCTAGTTCTCTCGTCGAAGACAGGTTTAATTGTTTTTTCTTCTCCAAGTTTAATACTAGAAAATTTAGGTGTTACATTAGAAATTCTAATTAAATTATTAGACGTTTTTTGTACAGTCGTTAATATATTTAATAAAGTTGGATTACCATAAAACGTTTTTAATTTTTCATAATATCCGCCAATATAATTTTTAAGTTTAGTAGAGTGATTTTTTGAAAATCCATAATAATTTGGAATGTGAACATCGTCATAATTAACCTTATTTAAAATAATATTAGGAAATACCTTAACAAAGTTAGAAATAAAATCTTTATAAAAATTGACAATATTATACAGTTTATCATCGCTGATTTTAATATTTTCATTTCTGAATGAATTATCAGCAATCCAATTAGATAAATTTTCTATTGTTTTGGTCATTTTTCTAACGGAACTATTACTTATATTTGGTCCAGTATTTTTTTGAACAAATTCAATTATTTCTGCTTTCATAGAAGCAATGTTTTTAATTAAAAAGTTATTTAAATTTTTTACTTCTTGAGTATAATTTTCAGTGGCTATATCAAAAGTATCTAATGAATTGCTAATTAGGTCTCTCAAGGATTTTTCAACAACTTCGTCATTTTCATCATCAATTGACTCTAATGTTTTTGTTAATCTTGTTATAGCAGATATTTCAGGAGTATTTAAATCAATATTTACTATATTATGTCTGCCGATGATTTGAAGAAGTCTAAGGAACTGTTCATTCTTATAATTTCTACCATCTTCTTTTAGTTTTTGAATCATACGATCAAGAGAATCATTCGGATTTATTAATCCAGACTCAGGTTTATCTGTACATAATGGAAGTAAACCTTGCGGTATAGGCATTAGGGACTTAAATTTACAAAAATAAATAAATGCCAAATAAATTGTTTTTTCATTATATTCGTTTGTAATTGATGGATACACATTTTTTGTGTTAATTTTGCTATAAAATATTCCGCCTTTTGAATAACTAATAATATCATCAATAATATTTGACAAATTTGTAACAATTTGATTATATTCACTAATTCTTGGGTCTATATTAGAAAAGTAAGAAATTGTAGTTTCTCCTTCTTTCGTTTCACAACAAGAATTTTCTAAATAAGGTTCGTTGTTTGTTGTATGAAGCAACAAATTACTCTTTTTAACAATTTCTTGTATTCTTTCTATTAGAGCTAGAGAGAAGTGGATTACTTTTGAATTAACTACAAGAATTTTTTCTCTTTGATTAACCGAACCAGATCTTAAATCGCTGATTAATGATTTTTTAAACTCTGGTGAAATATTTACTAAATGTTTAATAGTAAATTTCACTAATGGTGGTAAAAATTGAGACCATTTAGCAATATCATGTTCTTCAGGTATTTCTGTGGAAGTATTCGTTAATAAGTAAACCGTTTTTTCTTCAAATTTTCTTTTAACTTCAGGATGGGATAGTAACACATTATCGATTGAAGCTTTAATCCTATTGTTTATTACTTCTATTTTTTTACCTTTTAATACATTCCATGGTTCGCCAGATTCCCTAATATCATAAGCTACACACCCTAAATAATTTAAACTACTTAAATCGCCTTGCCCTTCAAATGGATAACCAGTAAAGGATCTAACACATCCCGGATGTGTTTTTCTTGTCTTGACTGATGGTATAGATGTTTGAACTGCGATTAAAAACGTTCCTATTGTATAATATAAAATAGCAGTATTATAGAAATCTTTATATGACATAATTTTTTTCCCTTTTTCTGCCATCTCTCTAACTTTGATTTTATAATCACTTTCTGATTCAACAGTTTCTTTAATTGAATCTAAAACAGTATTAATAATAAATTCCTTTTGGATTTCAATATTTATACCCATAGCAACAGAAATAGCATTAACAATATTACTTATCATTCTAGTTTCAGGGGTAATATATTTAATCTCTTTTGATGATATTGCTGACATAATTTTATTACCAGCATCGGCTTCCATAATTGACCTAGTAGAAACCTTAAATCCTTCTTCATAACCTTCTTCAACATCAAAATCTACTGGGCAAATTGGCCAACCACTATGTTTATCACACCACCAATCACCGTCATCACTTGCTTGACCGATTGTTGATTTTATATGTTCAAGTATATTTCCATAACCATTTTCACCACCAATAATATATGCTTCTGCTAATTCAAATTTAAATTTAGGTAAAATAGGCAAATCACTAGTAATACAATATAACCAATGTTCAGATTCTTCTTGGTTCAAAGGACCGAAACCTTCATTATATTCTCTAGTAAAAGTGTTGACAAATTTTATAATATCATTTTGTTTTTTTGGAAAGTCTTGTTGTCCAAGAATCATATTTAATAATTTAGTATATGGAGATACTGGTTTTCCTGTAGCATCTGTTTCAATTAAAGAACCTAATTTATATTTTTGATTATTATATTTTAATAAATTATTTGTTTCTATTTTTGTTAACATGGCGTCTATTGATTGGAGATATTCAAATCGGTCATTTATTTTTTTCTTTAATTCTTCATTTGAAAGTTTATATTTTGTGTCAAATTCATTAATAACATCTTTTAAAAGTTTAGTTTGTAATCCTAATTCATCTGATTTTGTTGATTCACATTTATCAGTATTATTTTTAGTAACATTAATACATTGTTCTTGAATATCACATAATATAGATGATTGATCTGTGTTTATATTTTCTTTATTTAATTCATCATCTAATTCCCATTTATTATTTTTACGAATGTAATATTTTACTTCATTACTGGCTTGTTCATTATATCCCAAATACAAAATAGCAAATTGACCATCAATTACTTGTTTATGACCATCAACAAGAGTATTAGCTAAATATTCAGCATCAGTTTCACTCATTTGTTTCTTTTCCATTAAATCTTTTGTAATATGTGCTCTTAACTCATCAGGCGACATTATAAGGACTTGTTTTTCATATCCATTGCTATCTTCTAATACACCATAATTGGTTTTATCATATTTTTTATCAAAATAAATACTTTTATCATCGTCTTGTTTTAACTGATCTATAGATGTATAATATTTTGCTATTGTTATTGTTCTACATTTATTACTTTCTTCTTCTGTTTTTATTTTTCCGTCAAGTTTCGTTTTTTCTTCTTCAAATAATGTGGAAAATTCTGATGGAAACATTAATGGAAAGTTTTGAATAGAGAGAGCAGTTGTATATAATTTTGTAAAATCTTTCATTGTCAACTTTCTTAGAATTTCAGAATTAGTAAAAATGTATGGGTCTGAAATATCATATCCTTGATAAATTATATCATTACGCATGTTTTTATTGAGTACTTCAGTAATTGAATATGCTCTTGATGGAATAGTGGGACTAGATTTAATAGATGTAAGTGATTTAAATATTCTTGAACGTTCAATAAATTTTTTATTGTATTGAGAAATTTTTTCATTAATAAAATCTATAATTTCAACATACTGCATATAAGTTAAATCATCTGAATAAATCATAAATGGTTCTAAATAAGAAACTACCTCAACAATTGATAACTTGCCAGTTATATATTTTTTCATTAAATTAAAAAGAACACGTGTTTTTGGTATAATATGTGTTAAATATTTTTTATAAATTTCATCGCGCGTCAAATTATTTATTTCAGGTAGATTTAATATATATTCCTTTATATTATTCGCAAAATTTTGTTCATTAAATTGTATTTCATCCTCAAAATTATCAATAAAATTCAAATTAACATTTGTATTTTTTCTAAGGAATTCCCAATAATTTAAAAAAGCATTATTCAAATTAACCCTATCTAATATATTTGTTCCTGGTAAATTGATTTTTGAAAATCTAATTATAGGTTCAGGTAAAAATAAAAAAGATTTAATGCTTAAATAATCATTTGGTGTCATATTTGTTCTAACTGTTACATTTTTCCCTCCAGTTGAATCAATCGTATCTAATTTTGTTAACCCATTATTATATTTTTGTATTACAAATCTTCTACTTCTAACAGCATTATTGCTATAAACCGAAGAATATAAATCTTCTAAGTTATTAATTACTGTATTAATATTATTAACAGCCTTTAATTCATATAAAATACCATTTAAATTTTCTTCTTCCATTGGTTCTTTAAATGGAACGGTATATGCCGTGTCAATTTCACGATATAATTCAGCATATTTATTTTGGTCAGAAGGAATGTTATTTGATTTGTAGTTGTTAATTATTTCTTTAAGGTCAATAAGTGTTTTATCTAGATTAAGATTAATAACATCAGTGTTTTCATCATATACATTTTCTGAGTTATAAATATATTTAAAATTTTTAACGACAGGTAAAATCCAATATAAATTGGTCTTTAAATCATAAAAATATTTTTTAATTATTGGCTTATAATTGGATTCCTTTACTATAAATCCATCAACATTTCCATAATTATCATAAGATGAAAAAAGTTCACGCAATTGTTTAAACCTCTCAATCATTGTATGAATATTGTTTAATACTCTTGGGGTTCTTTGTGAATTTGGAATTGTAGAGAGAAGTTCATCTAATAAATCGCTAACTTGTGTTTCAATACTATAACGCTGACTCTTTGATGCTACATCAACAAATGAACGAATTGGTCCAAATTCTTCATCACCAAATTGTACTTGGTCAGCTTTTACAATAAACTCTCTTATTTGGTTTTTTATATCTTTAACTGGAATAGTAAGTTGAATTTTTTCTGGTTCAATAAATTGTTTTTCACCATCCAATTCAGGTATTTCTTCTAAAGGTTGTTCTTCTTTTTGGTCTTGAACTAAAGGTTCAGAAGGTCTATCTCTAATTTCAATCATTTGGATTGGTAAACCTTCAGGAAGACCTTTATAATCAAAATTGATATATATTATATCATCGTCGACCGTTTTAATTTCAATCATATCATTTTCTAGATTGGTTATCTCTCCAGTAATAATAACAGGAAAATCGCCTTCAAAATAAACATTTATCCATTTTCCAGGAAGCAATTCATTTTGTCTAGCATAGCTAGGAGTATCACTTCTGCTTAATATAGCAATTCTTGTTATATTACCATCACCAAGTGTCCCATCTTCATCTATAGAAAGTCGAATTCTTTCTAATGTATCAGTATTTATTAAATAAGTTTTTGACTTATCAATATAATCAATAATGAATGTTTGGTCATTTAAAATATCATTTAATGGATTACTTATTTGTATAACATCTCCTAATTGTAACTCTAATACAATATCATCTAATATTGGGGTTAATAATGTTTTTTCTCCTGGGTCAATATTAATTTCAGACATAGTTTCTATATTTATAATAGAAATTTTTATGCTTAAGTAAAAATCAATATATAATTATAGTTTAAAGACAAATTAGAATATTATAATTATAAACAATGACTCCTACTAGATATATACTTTCAGACATTAAAGGCTTTAATGAAATAGTAAATTGTGATGTAAATAATTTTGAAATTCTAAAATTAAACAAAATTGAATCACGAACATCTAACTCTATTTATAAAGTTGTGAGATACGATAAAAATTTGTTAAGCATTGATTTAATACCTACTTATGGTTTGTGTCGTTCAGTAATTATTAATAGCCAAAATAAGGTTGTCGGTTTTGCTCCTCCTAAATCTATCCCAAGTGATCAATTCATTAAAAAATATAGTGAAAATACGCCTGGAGTAGTTTTTGAAGAATTTGTTGAAGGAACAATGATAAATGTGTTTTGGGACAATTCTATTGGTTTGACAGGTGGGTGGGAAATCTCTACACGTAACACTGTAGGCGCTACCTCTAGTTTTTATAAGGGTAAAAATCCAAAAACATTTAGAGATATGTTTTTGGAAGCAACATCAGAAGTAAATTTAGATCTATGCGTATTAGATAAGAGATATTGTTATAGTTTTATTCTTCAACATCCTGAAAACAGAATCGTTGTTCCATTTAAAAAAGCTATGTTATATTTGGCTGGTATATATGAAATTAATTATGAAAATGACCAAATTTTTGTTGATGTATATGATTACCAAAATTTTAGGAATCATTTCACTAATACATTGAAGACTAGTGTTAAATTTCCACAACAGTATTCAATTAGTAAATATTCCGAACTAATTGAAAAATATGGGTCTATGAATACATCATATGAAATTGTAGGTGTTGTTCTTCATAATAAATTGACTGGAGAAAGAAGCAAAATTAGAAATCCTGTTTATGAGCAAGTGAGAAATTTAAGAGGCAATCAACCTAAGCTCCAATATCAGTATCTTTGTTTAAGAAAGGAAGGTAAAGTTAGTGAATTCTTAAATTTTTATCCTGAAAATAAAAAAGAACTTTCTAGTTTTAGAGAGCAAGTACATTTGTTTACGAATACATTGTTTTCTAATTACATTTCATGTTATATTAAAAAGGAAAAACCTCTAAAGGAATTTTCTGAGCAATATAGAACCCACATGTTTAACATTCATAAAATATTTATTAATGAACTTCGAGAGAAAAAACTGTTTGTTACAAATACTATTGTTCAAAAGTATGTAAATGAACTACACCCATCTCTATTGATGTATTGTTTAAACTTTCAAATGAGAAAGAGAAATATTGACATTATTGTATCTGAAAGTAATATCTAATCTATCTAATCTATCTAATCTATCTAATCTATTTAATAAATAATACAATTTATAAATTTTATATTATTTATAATCATTTTTCAACAAAAACTTCTTTAGAAATATTTTTAATGATTTTTTCTTCTTTTTCAAAATCATTATTACCAGGACCTCCCATAGATTCTACAACAATTTTATTGTATTTATCTGAAACCTTCGAATGATATTTATTATAATCTGGATTTTCTTTTTTAAATTCATGAAGTAAATTTTGATTCTTGTAAGCAACTTTTCTAACAACTTTATGTAATTTTAGCCTGTCTTCATCTTTTTCCCATTTATCATCATCTTTAATATACATTGTTTCTCTCTTTTTATCAGTACAATGAACTGGTCTTTTATTGATATCTAATTCTTTAAGATTCTTAACAATTATATTTGAGATACCTTCAACATAACCAATCTCTCCAACCTTTTCTAAATCAGATAACTGTAACTTAATAGAATCCACAAAATCCATAATATTCATAGCATCTTTACATGTTTCATTTAAAAATACTTGTAAGTTAAATGTTTTATTATGTGAATTAGTATTGTTAATTGTATTATGAGTTCCATTTTTAGCTATTTCTAATATTAATTGTTTAATATCTGAATGTTCTTTAATAAGTTCAGAATTCTGTTTAACTAACATCATAATCAATTCGTCTTTTTTGTCATGTGTCTCAATGGGATGTATATTGTCTTTATCAGAAATACAATTTTTAGAATGTTTCCATAAACCAGAACGATTTTTAAATTTTTTTAAACAATTTTCACAGCAAAAATTTGACGAGCATAATTTTGGCATAATTTCGTTTCCATTTGTTTCCAAATGGTTTCCATTTGATAGTTTTTTATGTTTTGATGACAATAAATGATTGGTATAACTACTTTTTTTACACGTTCCATAGTCACAAAAAATACAATAAAAATTTGAGCATAATTTTGGCATAATTTTGTTTCCTAATGTTTCCATAAATTTAATAAATATTTTATTTTTAAGTTTTAATAAAAAAAATTATGCTAACATTTTAAGAATTATTTTTTTGGCGATGAGACGCTAAATTTCAATTATGGTCACAGAATTGAATTATTTGACATAAAATATCCAAGATTTTCATTTTTGGACATTTATTTTTGTCCAATTTTCAAATTCATAAAAACTTTCCCAACGATTTTTTAACATTTTTATATAATAAATTGAATTTCCTACTTAAAGCCGATTTTCTGAAATTATACAGTTTTATGAATGTTTATTCCTTTACAAATTTAGTGAAATCTTTTTTTAATTTACTATAAACTTCATTTGAAAGTTGGAGACACTCTTTTAAATGACCTTTAATTGTTGATTTCTCAACAGGCTCATTATAAGATACTCTGATAATACTATAATTATCATGTGGGTGCATCTTTTTAAAACCACAGAAAGTTAGAATATTCTTTTCATAAAACTGACTGTATAAGAAATATTCTATTATTTTTCCAATAGTATAATCCTCATTTTCAAGAATAATATCAAAACAATTTGACATAGTATTTTCAGCAACCTTTATTTCTAATTCATCCTTATCAATTAAAGAATCAATATTATTAAGTTTTTCTAGTAGAATATTGCAAGCAATATTAACAATTTCATTATCTGTATGAATACCAATTGATTGAACAACAAAATCATAACTGTCTTTCTTATATATGCGTTTTCCATCTAACAATTTCCAATTTTCTGATTCAAATTTAATTTCTTTCTCATTTTTACCTTCATCCTTCCAAGTTTGAATCTTTCTAACTAGTTCAGCTTCCTGCGCAGCAGTATCAATAGTAAAACCATATGAACATGTTGAAACAGCATTAAACATCCCGTCTTCTTTAGCACACCCAATATCAAATTCACAAGTCAAATGTAATTTTTCACCCGGTAGTTCATCAGATACTTTTGGACGCAATCTAACAAAATCAATAAAATAACCTGTATAATCATCGGCTGGGAAAATTTCTCTAATTTTATCCGATGGCAATTGTTTTCCCGTAACAAGGTCTTTTATAACAAAATGTTCAGAAGTAACAAACATCATTGTATCAGTATTATTTTCTACATTTACTTCCATAATATAATTTTTTAAAGGGAACTCTCTTATGTCCTTAATATGAATTGGAATACAACTTAAGCGCTGTTTAATGATTTCATTATTTAAACGACTCGTATTGGTAATAATATTACATTTATTAAGCTCATTAGGCGTTGTCCTAAATACAACTAATTCAATATCTGACAAAATAGTTCTTCTAATAGCATTGGCCAAGCTGACATTTACACCACTTAAGGTGAAGCCAAGCGATTCATCATTAGTATTTAAAGTCTCAAGATGTGGGTTCATTGTATCTAATATATCTTTATATTTAAATTGAAAATTTAAATCATTTTTTTTTAAATGAGTTAAATATTATTTTGAATAAACTTAGTATAGATTAAGATGAGTAGTATTTTATATTATAGTAAATATTGCGAAATTTCTAAGAAATACTTACAGCTTTTATCAAAGTCGAATATTCAAAAAGATGTTCATTTTATTTCTATTGATAAAAGAATTAAAGATTCTAATAACAAGACTTATATTATTTTAGAAAATGGTCAAAAAATCATTTTACCTGAAAATGTAACCCGAGTGCCAGCATTATTATTATTAAATCAAGGTTATAACGTTCTTTACGGAGACCAGATTTTAGAACATTTAAAACCAAGACAAGAAGTCGAAGTTAGACAAGCCACTCAAAATAACATGGAACCTATGGCATTTTCTCTTGGTGGGAGGGATATTGTTTCAGATCAGTATAGTTTTTTAGACCAAGAACCAGATGAATTAGAAGCAAAGGGTAATGGAGGTATGAGACAAATGCATAATTATGTTGATTTAAATACCGCATTTAGTGGTCAAATTTCTCAACAAGGAAATAACGAAGAACATAATACAACAATTAGAGGAACAACAAAAAAAAGTGATGATTATGCGAATCAAGAAATGGAAAGTAGAATGAAGAGAATGAAGGAAGAAAGGGATGCGGATATTAAAAATTTAACAGGAAATAGACCTCCTATGAGTTATTAAATTTACACACGTTATCATTTAAGAAAATTTATTAGAGATAATCAAAAAAAATTAAATACTATATTGTAAATAGTATATTTATATTATATGAGAATTTCGTACACTCAAAAAAATAGTAGAAATCGAAGAAATAAAACACGAAAAAATAAAACACGAAAAATAAAACCTTATAAAGGGGAAATAATTGTTATGTTTACTCCCAATAAAAAGGCAATAGAAATAGCAAACAAAGATCCACAAAAATATTTATATAGAGATGTAGTTAATGCAGATAAATCAATAAAACAACACCAAGGATTAAAAAAAGTATTGAGAGAACAAGGACAAAAATATATCGATATTTCAGAATATATACCAAAGAATATTCCTAGTGAACATTTAGCAAATTTATTATACACAAGAGACCCGTTTATTAAAACACCTAAAGGACTTATTTTAGGAAATATGAAAGAACCTATCAGGATACATGACCGCGAAAACATAGAAAAAATGATGAAAAAGTTTCATCAAGATATTATATATAAATGTAAGGATGACGAAAAGTTAGAAGGAGGCGACTTTCTTATTAATTGTGATACTGCTTTCATTGGAACTGGCACACGTTCAAATATGGCTGCCGCCAAAAAATTATTAAAACTTGGATTATATGGAACAAAAAAAGTTGTTATTATATATCCTACGCAACCGGATAAAAGTATGTACCGCATTCATTTAGATTGTATTTTTTCACCCTTTGGATGTAAACAATGTGTTATATGGAATGAATTAACACATAAAAACTCAATTCGTAAGAGAATTGCAATAGAATATGTCTTACAAGATAATGGAATATATAAGAAAAAGGGTAAAGCAAAAAATCTGATTGATTATCTAAAAGACAATAACTATAATATTATTTCTTTATCAGATGAAAGCCAAAATAATTATGGCGCAAATATTTTAGAGTTAGAAAATGGAAAGATTCTAGTTCAAGATAAAGAAACACATAGTAAAATAGAAGGGTCTATTTTTGTTCCTTTTAATGAAATACACAAAATGTATGGAGGCCTTCATTGTTCAACTAATTCATTTTTTAACGCATGAACAATATTTTCTGTAATTGAAAAATGAATAAAATAATTATTTATTACTAAATCAATTTAAAAAATAAAATGTATAATTATTTAAATGTCAAACATACTTACAGTTTTCAACGACCATTTTATAGAATTCGTTAATGATGTTCATTGTGTCTTTCCTGACGACCCTGATATTTTAACAACAAAAAATGCGTTAACAGCTATTAGAAAAGCAAATCCAAAAATGATTGTTAAAATTTGGAACGCTTTTATTGTTAGCAAATATAAGAGTGAAATTGAAGCTGGAAATATTGATTTTTTTATTAATAAAGATTATTCACACGATGTATCAGGAACCACAAATTCAGATAAAATCATGGAATCTATTGATAGATTGCGCGAACCAATTAAAAATATGAGCACCGAGAACCAAGCAAAAGTTATGAAGTATATTCAAAACTTAACTAAATTATCACAATTATGCGAATAAAAAAAGAATTTAAATTTAAAATAAATATATATATTTGAATAAGTTTGATTTAAAAATATATAACTCATAATTATAAATATGACAGAAGAAAGTAAATCAATTCCTGAAGAATTTACTAAGGTTATAAAAGATTTTGTAAACGATTTAAGAAGTACATTCCCAGAATATGAAACATTTATATCTAAATGGTGGAAAGATAAAGATCATTATCATTATATTGATAATGAAGATGATAGAAACCAAATATATGAAAAATCTCTAGAAAAATCAACTAAATTATTGTTTAATTTTTGTCAGAAAAAGTTTCCACCAAGATTTTTTGATATTTTATACCAAAATGAGGACATGTTTAAAGAAGATTCGGATATTGACACTGAGTTTTTACCAAATATTCATTTTAAAAACTTATGGCAATGCGATATCTCTAAAAATACACGTGATACAATTTGGAAATATCTTCAATTAATTATGTTTGCAATTATTAACACAATTGACAACAAAGATGCTTTTGGTGATACCGCAAAAATGTTTGAAGCCATTAATGGTGATGAATTTAAGGGTAAATTAGAGGAAACTTTGTCTCATATGCAAAACTTGTTTGATGTAAGTGGAAATTTAGGACAAGGAATGGGCTCAGGAATCAACATGGAGAATATGCCAGATGCCAGCCAAATTCATGAGCATATTACATCTATGTTAGATGGTAAATTAGGACAATTGGCGCGAGAAATTGCTGAAGAAGCTGCTTCCAATTTAAATGTTGAATTTGAAGACGCAACTGATATGAAAGATATATTCCAAAAATTAATGAAGAACCCAACTAAGCTTATGGGGTTAGTAAAAACAGTTGGAGATAAATTAGACGGTAAAATGAAATCTGGCGAACTTAAAGAGTCAGAATTAATTGCTGAAGCTACTGAAATTATGAATAAAATGAAAAATATGCCCGGAATGGATAATATTCAATCTATGTTAAGCAAAATGGGAATGGGTGGTATGGCTGGTATGGGAGGAAAGGTAAATATGGGCGCAATGGAATCACAATTAAATAGTAGAATGAAAATGGCTAAAACGAAAGAAAGAATTCGAGCAAAGGCTCAAGCAAACGCAAAAACAAAAATGGAACAACAATCTCAACAAGCTGAGCAAGAACAACAAACCCCTAAATATTCGGAAGAAGAATTATTGAAACTATTTGGTTCTGCTGAAAAAATCGAGAGAACACCAAGAGGTTCTAAACCTTCTAATGATACTAAGAAAAAGAAGAAGGTTAAAAAATAAATTTAATAATTAATTTTTATAACAAAATTTTATAAAAATTAAGTAATAGTTAATATATATAACAATGACAATACAATTTTGGTCAAATGATCCAACGGTCTTATTTAATAAAGAATATATTTTAGAATTATGGCCTACAACAAATATGTGTTATGAACAAAAACTAAATTCTATAACAAGACTTGTTATCTTAATCACAATTTTAGGATATATTTTAACAATGTCTCAAAGAATTTTACTTGTCGGAGGTTTAACATTAGCTGTTATTTTTGTATTATTTACCATGCGAAAACATAAAATTACAAAAGAAATGTTAAATGAAGGATTTAATGTTCAAGGTAATGAAGTTACTGGAATGTTTGATAAAAAACCAGCTTCTTATGTTAATCCAGTTACTTTAGATTCAGTTTTAAAGTCAGAATTTAAGGAAGGAACAAAAAAGAATCCATTTAGCAATGTTTTATTAACTCAAATCAATGACGATCCTGAGAGAAAATCTGCTCCACCTTCTTTTAACGTGGATGTCGATGAAGATATTACCAAAAATGTTAAACGTGCTGTTCAAATGATGAATCCAGGCATTAAAAATACAAATAAACAATTATATGGTGACTTATGGCAAGAGTTTGAGCTAGATCAATCAAATAGAGCATTTTTTAGCACAGCTAATACAAGAGTTGAAAACGACCAAAGCGCGTATGCTCAGTTTTTATATAATGATATGAAATATTCTGGTAAATTATCAACTCCCGAAGGTGCAATCGCGAGAATTGCGGATAATTTTCGTTATATTAATCCTTAATTTAATTTATTTCCTTTATTATCATATATCCAAAATTCATAAATAAAACCTAATTTTTTTGCAGCTTCGGATTTTAAAATATTTATTTTTTTATTTTTATTGTACGTATATAGAGATTTAACTTCTATACATTTATTTTGAGATGGGATAAATATATCGACATAATATCTATGTTCAATATTATTTTCATCACTGTACCATATTTCAGGAACATTTTTAACTCCAATAATTATATTTGATTCATCATTTTTTTCATTTATAATTAATTCATCGAGAGCAAAATTTTCATATCCTTGTATATTTTCTTTTTTTCCAGATGGAAATGTATATTCTTTTTTTGAATAACTAGATTTAATCTGTTTTTCCATAATTTCAGAATTTTGTAAAGGATATTTTACGCCATATTTTAGTAAATTAGTTTCAACAGATTTTTGTTTTACCGATTCATTTTGTAGAGTATATTCACAATTATATTTATTTATATTTGTTTCTTTTGTCTTTGTTTTAATTATTTGATTTTGTGATGGATGTTTGACACCCCAATTTTTCAAGCTTGTTTTAATATTTTTATTTTGAACTTCTTCGCTTTGTGAAGGATATTCTACGCCTAAATTTTTTAAATTAGTTTCTTTAATTTTATTTTTTATTTTTTCATTTTGCCATGTAAATTCAAATCCATATTTTTCTAAATTAGTTAGTTTTATTTTATTTTTAACTCCTTCGTTTTGTGTTGGATACTCAACTCCTAAATTAGTTAAATTTGTTTGTTTTGTTTTTTCTTGAATACTTAGATTTTGTGATGGATATTTAACTCCCCAATTTTTTAATGATGTTTTAATTTTTGCATCTTTAATATCTTTATTTTGCGATACATTTTCTACACCATATTTTTTCATTATTGATTCGCAAACCTTAGGTTTTATAGCTGCTGCGTGTAAAGTTATCTCACATCCATATTTTTCTAAATTAGTTTGTTTTATTTTATTTATAATTTCTTTGCGTTGGGTAGGATATTCTACCCCATATTTTTCTAAATTAGATTGTTTTATTTTTTCTTTTATTTGTTCTGATTGAAAAGCAAATTCTACCCCATATTTTTCTAAATTAGTTTTTTTTATTTTTTCTTGAACTTCCTTACAATTAATAGAATTAGAAACTCCATATTTTTGTATACATGTTTCTATTCGTTTGTTTTGTTTTATAGCATTCATACATTTCTTACAATAAATGCCTCTTTTTTCAATCTCTCTGAATATTTTATTTACAGATTCTTTACAATTTTCGTTTTGACATTTAGTCTTAAATATACTTTTTTTAGTTATATGAACATTATTATAATCTTCTAGCAATTGTATGTTATTTTCATTACAATAATCTTGTAATTTTTGAAACGTAAATTTATTAGGATTTGTTTTATCCTTAATAAAATTCATTTGTAAAATATTTTCACATCCATATTTTTGCGAAAAATGTCAATATAAGTGTAACTATTTATCAGAATGGAATGAACATTTAGAAACAAAAAAACATACTGGAGAGAAACGCAAAGAGAGATGTGATAAAAAAATAGAAGATAAATGTAAACATTGTGATTATATTCCTAGCAAAACAACTAATTATAAACTTCATTATTTGAATAAACACGCAACTAAAGAAGAGAGAATAAAAGAATTTCCATACTATTGTGAAAAATGCGATTTTGGTTGTTTTGGTGAAATTTTGCTTAATAGACATTTAGAAACAAAAAAACATTTAAATTTATAAAAAATAATATGTATTATAATTATATAAATGGCAAACGTTTCTAGTTATACTTTTCAAAATATGAGTCGCATCGGTTTAGATGATTGTAATAAATCACAAACTGATATCCAAAATGTAGCATCATGTAATTATTTAACGCAAAACTATTTTGCTTCAGATTGTTCGATGAAAAATCCTATCGATCTTGCGACTACTCAACCTGGTATTATGTATAATGGTGGCTACAATTCTGGTGCCGGTGGATGTAATATTGATGAATCATCGATGCTTCAAATTGGAACAATTCAAACACATCCTAGATGCCGAATTGACTTATTTCAACGCCCTTTTGCCACTGTCCCTTATTTAGGACGTGGCTCAGTAAATCCTGTTATGGAAGCTCAAATTCAACAAGGTGAGCAAATTGTTAACAAACGCAGTGTAAACAATTTAAGCGAAAAGAGTTACATTAAGTATCATCAAACTCCTCTATTACCAGCTGTTCAAGAGAAAATTAAGAATTCAACTATTGAAAGTGATGCTTCTCAAGGTTGGATTCGCGGAGGTGTTCCGTCTCGTGAATTAACTCGTGACGGCGATTATTTTAATAAGCATTCCACTTATCAATATGCTTAAAACAAAGTGACAGTGACAATTAAAACAAAGTCCCTTAAAAATATTAATACTTAATTATAATTTAAATATTAATTTATAATTAAACGAATGTATAATACAAAGGTTGTTTGCACTTATAACACTTCTGAAGTATTTTTAGAAGAAGATAATATATCTAATGATGAAAAAGAATTCATAAGAGATGCTATTTATAGACAAGAATTCTTAAATATTTTAGGAATAGAAAATTTTGATGATTCAGAAATGGAGAAATCAATTCATGAATTGTATAAAAAGGTAAGAGACAATACATTTCTTAAAGATTGTATGGTTAAATTAACTGGACAATTTTTAAATATTGACAAAGAATTTGGTTTAATGTTAATGTTTTCATATGATTATATGTATTTAACACATATTTGTATAAGCGAATTATTAGATACAGGTATAATATCTGAAACAAATATGTCTAATTTACGAGATGCTATTTTTTAGATTTAAGAATTATTATTTTAAATTTTATTCTTTTACAGGTATATATAAATGGCTTCTACTCGTAATAGAAATACACCAGGTAATTATAATTTAGAACAGAGAGAATTTAAACAAACAGAAACCTATACATTATATCCTAACTCTCAATATGGGGCTGCTTATAATACAAGATTACCAGGCAATGGGTTAATGCCTGCGCAAATACCTTGGAATAAATTATCATATAATGCTGCCGATACAGAATCATTTTTGTTTGGAATTAATTCAACTAATTTAGTAAATCCTGCTCCTTGTTTTGTTCCTGAAATTAATAAATTAGGTTCAGTGAATATATACGAAAAAGGTGTAACATTTGTTCCAGAACCTTTAGTAATTGAAAAAAATCAACGCCCTTTTCCTGTTCCCAATTAAAATCGTAAAATCGTAAAATGTAAATAATATATTTATTTTAAATTGTTGCGTTAAATATTTAGATACATAAGTATTTAAAGATTTTTAGATAAAAATAGTATAATGTCTACATTTTCAAGCAAATCTCAGGTATCTACACAAACGGAAGGTAATGTTTTAACTATTAAAACTGTACAAATTGCTCCTTTCAGAACTTTAATGACCGCTCTTAAAGACATTCTTTTAGAAACAAATATTACTTTCGAACCTGATGGTATTCGCATTATTAATATGGATAAATCGCATACTATTTTAGCTCATCTTTATTTGGCCGCACAAAATTTTGAATTCTATGAATGTAAAAAAGAAAAAATTATTATTGGTGTTAACATGTTTCATTTATTTAAGCTTATCAATTCAATTGATAATGATGATACATTAACTATCTATATTGAAAATTCCGATTATGTTGATGGAATTGTTTCTCATTTAGCATTGAAATTTGAAAACGGAGAAATTAAGCAATGTAAGACTCAAAAGTTACGCCTTATTGAACCCGAACCTGAAGAGCTTCAATATCCTGATGTTAAATTCTCTTCTATTATCAATCTTCCCTCAGCTGATTTTCAAAAGATTATTAGGGATCTTTCTTGTATTTCTGATAAGCTTGAAATTAAGTCTGTTGGTAACGAGCTTATCTTTAAATGCTCTGGACAATTTGCTTCAGCCGAAATTCATCGTGCCGAGTCTGATGGCAGCATGGGCTTTATTTTGAAGCAAGATTCATCCAAAATTATTCAAGGCGAGTTCTCTCTTAAGAACTTGGGTTATTTCATCAAATGTACCAACTTGTGCCAACAAATTGAACTCTATCTGGAAAATGATTTGCCTCTTGTTGTGAAGTATAATGTTGCTAGTCTTGGAGAGATAAAACTTTGCCTTTCTTCTCTACCCTCTTCATAACGCGTCAATTTATCGTAACAAATATATAAATAATTTGATAGAAAAGATTTTCCGTAATAATTACCTTTATTTATTAAAATTGATTTAATAATTTATTCGTTTACTATATTATTTTTATTTTTATAAATTATAAATAATATATATAATGTCAAAATATTATGGAAATCATACTCAATATTTAGGAGCCCAAAGATGTTGTAATCTGAAAACACAAGGACCTCCTGGTCCTCAAGGTCCAACTGGACCGGCAGCTCTAGGGAAACCTGGTTCAACAGGATATACAGGATATACAGGAGAAACAGGATATACAGGATATACAGGAGAAACAGGATATACAGGATATACAGGAGAAACAGGATATACCGGATACACTGGAGAAACCGGTTCAACTGGTTATACAGGAAGCACTGGTTACACTGGACAAACAGGAAGCACTGGTTCAACAGGATATACAGGATATATAGGATATACAGGAGAAACAGGAACAACTGGATATACCGGCGAAACAGGTTCAACTGGTTATACAGGTCTTACAGGAAGCACTGGATACACTGGAGAAACAGGGTCAACTGGTTACACTGGTCAAACAGGGTCAACTGGTTACACTGGTCAAACAGGGTCAACTGGTTACACTGGTCAAACAGGGTCAACTGGTTACACTGGTGTTACAGGAAGCACTGGATACACTGGAGAAACCGGCTCAATCGGCTACACTGGAGAAACCGGCTCAATCGGCTACACTGGTCAAACAGGGTCAACTGGTTACACTGGTCAAACAGGAAGCACTGGATATACTGGAGAAACAGGATCAACAGGATACACAGGTCAAACAGGATCAACAGGATACACAGGTCAAACAGGATACACAGGTCAAACAGGATCAACAGGATCAACTGGATATACAGGACAAACAGGAAGCACTGGTTACACTGGAGAAACAGGGTCAACAGGTTATACAGGTGTTACAGGTTCAACTGGTTATACAGGACAAACAGGAAGCACTGGATACACTGGAGAAACCGGTTCAACTGGATATACAGGACAAACAGGAAGCACTGGATACACTGGATACACTGGTTCAACAGGGTATACAGGTGTTACAGGAAGCACTGGATACACTGGTCAAACAGGAAGCACTGGATACACTGGCGAAACCGGATCAACTGGGTATACAGGACAAACAGGAAGCACTGGATACACTGGAGAAACCGGTTCAACTGGTTATACTGGAGAAACCGGATCAACTGGGTATACAGGTGTTACAGGAAGCACTGGATACACTGGACAAACAGGTTATACCGGAGAAACTGGAACAACAGGTTATACTGGAGAAACTGGACAAACAGGTTCAACTGGTTATACAGGTGTTACTGGAAGCACTGGTTACACTGGTCAAACAGGATCAACTGGTTATACAGGACAAACAGGAAGCACTGGATACACTGGCGAAACAGGAACAACTGGTTATACCGGACAAACAGGAAGCACTGGATACACTGGAGAAACCGGTTCAACTGGATATACAGGACAAACAGGAAGCACTGGATACACTGGAGAAACCGGTTCAACTGGATACACTGGAGAAACCGGTTCAACTGGTTATACAGGACAAACAGGAAGCACTGGATACACTGGAGAAACCGGTTCAAATGGACATACAGGACAAACAGGAAGCACTGGTTACACTGGAGAAACAGGAAGCACTGGATACACTGGAGAAACAGGAAGCACTGGATACACTGGAGAAACAGGAATCACTGGATACACTGGAGAAACAGGAAGCACTGGATACACTGGAGAAACAGGAAGCACTGGATACACTGGAGAAACAGGAAGCACTGGATACACTGGAGAAACAGGAAGCACTGGATACACT